TACAGTAGACCACATAGACATGACAGGTTTTAGTAAGATATATTTAGCAATTAAACCAACTAGAGGCGGTAACGTTGCTATTAAGGCAGTTATGGGGCCAGATACTAACCGTTTCGCTAATCTGAGCCCGGTTAATCCCGGTGAAAACTTAAGAGGATCTAACCCAAGCTCAACTGGTAACGCTATAGATGATTTATTTAGTAATGCCGCGGAATCTTTAACGGCCGACGTATGGAATATTTATATTATTGGAGCTACTAACAATGAGTTAATAGACCAAAAGCTATTACAATTTAAAATAACTAATAATGCTGGCGGTTCTAGTGACATTGAAGTTGCATTTATGAGGGTTGTATGAAGAAGAAACTAACTAAGACACAAGTAAAAAGGAAACTTAAGACCGCTACAAATGCTTTGTATGATCTCTTATTAGATAAAATGGGTCACGGAGCTGATAGTGGAATATCTATGTCTTTTACTAAACTGTATGAAATACATAAAGCATTAGGTGGAACGATGCGTAGAGCCTACAAATGACACAACTTAGTAAGTTATTAGACACATTATTCAGGGCGCAACAGGCCGTAGACGCTTATAGGAAACTAAAAGAAGATGATTGATATTGCTTTATTGTTTTTTGCAACTAAACTATTAACGGGGGAAGGTTCTTCATTTGTCACTCCCCCCAAAAGTTTTGTAGAGCAACCACCAAAAACTGAAGTTGGACATATGAGTTTTGCAGAATGGGAAAAACGTTTTGGTGGATCTTATTTAGATTATATCGATTGGACTAAAGGGCAATAATGCCCATTGCAGCAATTCCCCAAGGGATAGAATTACGTAAAATTTCAGCCGGTCAACAAAAAGCTATAGATGAATTATTAAAAAAACAAAAAGAAACATCATTATTGAATACTGCTATTCCAACAACTGCACTCTTGGTAATTGCTGGCGGAGCTGCAGCTGTATTTTTGTTTAAAGACCAAATACAAACTTGGGCTGAAACACAAACAGGTAATTTATTGAATGCTGCTAAAGACAAAATTGTAGAGATTGCAACAGGTAGCGGTAGAGGTGTTGCTGAAATAATTACAACTGCTATAGGTAGAGATGAACCTAAAACACCTGCTAGTTTTACAGATGCTCAAGGTAATGTGTTGCCAATTCCACGATGTACACGTTGGGAAACTGATTATGTTGATACACAAACACAAATTCAAGAAGGGGGAAGCGTTACTCTTTTAGCGTTGACACAATTAAATATTATCAAAAATATGAAAGCAGATAAATGTACAAGACCAATAATAATTAAACAATCTCAATGGGATAAAGTATAATGGAAATTGATTCCTATGTTTTATTGGGCTATGCTGTTGTCTGGACAATCTTTTATTGGTTCTTATCGCAATATATCGCGGAATTATCACGTCAGAAATGGACTACTTGGGTACAATCGGAAGAAAGCGACGATGTATTAGTTGAAGCACTCCAAGCTGTCATTGAAGAAATAGAAGACCGAATGCATGATAAACTAGAGTCTTTTCAAAAACAATTTTTTGGTTCTGTAGGTTCAATGGCTAAAAAAGCAAAGGATATGGATCCAATGACTAATTTAAGAAAAGCAGCCAAAACCGGTGATTGGCCTAGCATGATGATTGAGTATATGGCAAACAAAAGTGGTTTAGGATCGCTTTTGCCCCAAAACAGCCCTAAAGAAGGGGTAAAACAGCCCAAAACAAGCCCTAACGAAGGTCTTCCCAAGCCAATTAAAGGGTTGTTTAAGCAGTAGTACAGTAGTAAAGTAGTATATTAATATATTATTATTATTTATATTAGCTAGTATACCGGTTTATTTTTATTTTTTTGTACCAACCCTTTATTCATATCTATTAAAATAATAATAATATTTATATAGAGTATTGTTCTTAGCACATTATGAGTGACAAATTTAAGAACCATAATTTTGAGAAAGCTTGTGATCCACTATTTGCTACGTGTAAATATTGCGAAAAAACCTACATAGACTGTACCGACAAACATACGGGGATGGTTGACGAATGTTCTATAGGGCAAAGTCTAGATGAACGACTAGATGAGGAGGCTATATTATTAGCCAAAGCAATTAGATTATTGAGGAAAAATTAATGCCAGGACAAGCATCTCTAATGGTTTGTCAAAGGTGTGATAGTAGTAGTAGAAGAACTAGATCGCCTGACAAACTACATTGTAAACATTGTTATAGGTGTATAAATGGGTAGACCTAAGACCGGTAACTTTACTGTTGGTAAGTCTATTACACTAAATCTAAGCACGGCTGCTTTTCTCCAGGAACAATGTATAAAGAATAAGATTAAATTATCCCCTTATATAAACAACCTTGTAGAACAAGAGCGCAAAAGAATAGAGAATATAGACCCTAGACCTAAGGATTATTGCACCGCGTGTAGTGAGATGACTCCCCACAATAAAGACTTTACATGTGGAGAATGCAGTAAGTATAATGAAGGCCTAAAGAAAAGGGTCGAGATGTATTTAACAAGATAAGATAAACATATATAACAATAGTTGTTGCCCTAGATATGGTCGCCCGAAGAAAAGCACCCCGACGTAGAGCGAAGAAATCATTCAACGTAAGTGCAATAGAATTAGGTACAGCATTAAGTTTAAGTCAATCTACAGGGGCTGCAACAGCAGTACAAACAGCATTAAGTGGAAATCTTTCAGGGGCTATAGACGGTTTATCTAAATCAGTAATGAGTAATAAAAATCGCATTGTAGCCACTCTCGGAAGTGCATTTATTGCCAAGGCATTAACCAAGGGATTTTCTAGCGGAACGTTAGCAAAACTTGGACCTATTAGGATCAAGGCTTAAAGGAGAAAAATAACAATGGCATACTACAGAACCAGGGAATCGAGTATAACAGCTTCAGATTCAATGACAGCTTTAACATCACTTTATGGAATCTCAACCAGTGCTTCGATACAGGTACCGAGCGGAGTTTCACAAATTGTTGGAATAATTGCATCTGTCTCACAAGACGGAGCTACAGCCGGTACAGCAACCTTCGCGGTTCAGATCTCTGGCGATGGATTATCTCAAGGTCAAGAAACACTAACAGTTGGTAGTGCAACAAATGTAGGAACTGAAACATCCGATGGGCAAACAAACGCTCCATTTAGTTTAGATGTAGCAATTCCCGTAGTAGCTTCTAACCAAGTCTCACTGGCTGGAGCTATGGATGCAGATCTAGGAACTGCCCAAATGGCCGTGACTCTTGTTTTTGCATAGATAACTATGGCAGAAAAGAGAAAGGCATACGCCCCTTTCTCATTAATTACAGAATCCGGTGTTGCAAATGCACCCGTTGAAGGTTACATAGACGTAGACCAATTAGTACGGCCTACAGTTAGTACAGGTACAGTTAATGAGGATGGCACTTGGGTAGGTGTTAAATCAAGTGATAGTGAGTTTAGAGACTTTACTAAACACATAGCAGTTGATAACGGTGGCGAAACTTTAAGCCCCGCAACTGATACAGTAGACCACATAGACATGACAGGTTTTAGTAAGATATATTTAGCAATTAAACCAACTAGAGGCGGTAACGTTGCTATTAAGGCAGTTATGGGGCCAGATACTAACCGTTTCGCTAATCT